TAGTGCTCCCCTAACCCCCTAGCTATAATGCGCCCACTTTAAAATACCTGAATGTAGCCATGCCAGACGCCAACCATCCAATCAGCCCTCGCCGTTTCTCTACCGCCCCTATGATGGACTGGTTCTAGATAGAATAAAAAAACCAATTAAAACAATAACTTAGCTTTTAACAAGAAAGGCCTGTCACCTCCCTGTCACACCCAACTACCAGTCAGAATCAACAGATTGAGCACCACCCGTTTGCATAAACCGCTGAAAGTCGGCCAATAATGGCTCTATGCTGGCCTTAACTGGGTTGTATAGGTAGGCATAGCGTGGGCGGTAGCCAGACTTGTGACTGATAAATTTTGAGAAGGTTATGCGCGCTTTATTATCCTTGGTATCAATCACAACTGAGTGACCATAATCCCAGAAAGCTGGTGTGGTACCGCCCAAATCAAACTGAGCTGTAGTAGAGCCTTTCCCAATAATTCGGCCTGTTTTGATATTTGATGACTGGACCACTGCATTGGCGTTATTGTAACTAATGGCCATCCACTCTTGAGCCCTAGCAAACATTACTTGTTTATCTACACCAGGCACATCAATCACTGCACTCAGGACCTGCTGACTTTCAGCCACTGGTGTTTCATCTAAATTAGCGCAACCCGCTAATGCAAAAACGGTTAAAAACAATACTAAAACGTTCATGTAACAATCCTTTGTTCTGTTATTGACCCACATGAAATTCTAACTGGCTTGATTAGTCAAATAAGTTTGTAGCCGTGCACGCTCAGCATCCAGTGCAATGGCATAACTTAATTCAGATAACAGTACGGGCGGCGTTAGATATTCGGGGTAATCACAGGGCAACTGATTAAATGGCACCTCTTCTATCTCTTCACTCATATGCTGAAGAACTACTGTTTTAGATAAGGATTTGATTTGTAGAATTTTAGGCATAGCCACCTCCAAAAAAGATGACTAGGAATGATAAGCACATTTACCAATGTGTAAACAGGGTGACTAATCCCACCCTAAAAACATATTGACCAAGCACTTAGGTACTGATAGGCCACTTTAACGTAGAACTTTATATTTATTTTTTGTAATCTCCTTCTTCAACATCAAGGAAAGTAAAATGAAAAAATATCTAACACCGCTATTTCTATCTGTTGCCTTCATCTCTACAGGCCAAGCCAGCGGGCTTGAAACAGCAAAATGCGCAACCCAAACAAAAGATTTGGAATTCTTTGCACTGGATAAAAATAATCACTGCCGAGACCTAAGAAAGTCGTGCGAGTATAAAGGGGAATTTTACTCCCTTGGTGGCAAGCCCGAAAACGTAAAGCTTAGATGCGCAGTACCTGTTACAGGCAACTACGACACCTTAGCTAAATGGCTAAAATAAAAAAACACCCCGCGCCCATCAACTGGGCGCAACCGCATCATCATACAAATACACACGATCATCATCATTAATGGCCGTGATATTCACGCGATCCGTTCCGCTTGGCACTATGTCCGTTATTAATATTTTTTCGCACCATTCATCAGCGGTGCCAAACATATAAAACGGGGGCTCTTGTCTGCCATTGATTACCGGTGCAAAGTCCAAGTCACTACCCAGCACCACTTCATTGCTTTCCTGGCCTTGTGTGCAAACATAAGGGCCACTGGCTTTGCCATCGGGTTTGCGCAGGGTTATATAATGCGTACCCACGGCAAACTCTACATCCTCACTTAATGTAAGATTGCGGCCACTAAAACCTAATAGCTCACCCGTCTGGCTATACGATGGCGCTTCAATGCCTAGCCCGTCATAACTCAAATAATTTGAATTTAGGCCGTCCATTTCTGTGCTGAATTTATGTTGCTTGCGGCGGTAACGCATGGTGGAACGCTTGCGCATGCCAAACTGATAAGCTTTTGTGCGATCCGTTATACCAAACGCCCTTACCTTTTCTGGGTTCTCACCTGTTTCACCAGGTAATGTGCACAGTATGGTGTCCGATTTCCAAGTGCCGCCGCTGCCGTCCATGTATTCCACTTCAACACCGTCCGGCTCGCTAGCATCAAAAAAGCTTGCGCTCATTTTCCAACTATTGGGCAGTGTGTTTTGTGGCGTGTACATGTATTCGATATTTGAACGCTGCTCATCACGTACAGGGATTAACTGGCCAAAGTCCAAAGTAGGCTCAGCAAAGCCCACGGCAAAAATACGCTTCTGGGCGTCCCATACTGTGGTGGCATTATCAAACACTGCATTAAACTCATCACCACGGGATTTCCATATTTGATGCAAACGCCATAGCTCATCCATATCTATGGTGCTTTCATCATTTCCCGCACTGGTCCAACACTCTAGAGCCGCTGCGGCTATATCCTTAGTAGGCCCAAACACCAGCTGACCCGCATCATTAAAGTGCCGCAATTTACGCTCAGGAACGCAGTTTATTTTATTTTCACTGGCGCTGCTCAATGCATTGTTACCACGAATTTTTATGGCCAATGTTGTTATGTCAGCATAGGAAGTTTTTCCATCAATCACCGCACTCATGGACGTTAACCGGCATTCATCACGGTACGTCAAATCATTCCAGCCATATGTGTAGCGATAGAAACTAATTCTAGGAATATTATTTCTATCGATGGCGATTTCTCGTGTGAACGCAACAGCATCTACCGTCTGACCAGAAAAGTTATATTCAATAATTTGTTCAGAACCATCATCGAACAACAACACCACATTAATTTGCACGGTATACGGACTGCGTGAACTATCCGCATTCACAATGGCAAGGCCCGTAGGAAAAGAAAAATTCAGGAACACCTTATCGGTTGGCACTGATTGCGGGGCAATAGCATAAGGACCAACAACATCACCATGCGCATCTAATTCAATGCGGCGCATTTTCATATCAAAAATTTCATGAGCCGCAAGCGAAGCGAACGGGCTTGGCTTATCAATAGGGTTCATATAGCGATCAACCGCTACAAACTCAGAAGCACCATGTGAAGTACCACCATCACTACTATCTACGTAATGACGCACCAGCTTGTAAAAACCCAATATCCCCGCAGGCCCATCTACTATTTCCATAGCCTGAGTGATTGAACTATTCATATCAGGCCACTGCCCCCAAGACTTGGCCACCTCCCACTTTGAGAAAGCATTCGCGGCTAACGCACGGCGAGCCCTCCACGTAGTGGTAGAATAATCAAAAACCGCCCCACCCTTTAACTCAAAATCCTTCACCTCTGGGCTGGTATAAATATTCTCTGAAGCGCGATTACCAGACACATCAGCACCAGGCTCAAATATTTCAACCTCTACGTCATCACCAAAATCAGCCACTTTAGTATTGCCAATATAAATATCATCAACACTTAACGACACCTGCCCCAGTGACACCGCCATGAAGGCATAAAAGTATTCTTCATTATCTTCAAATAATTTATGCGGGGCATTTAAATAATCAGGGAACATTTTATGGCGGCCAAACAACTGAGGCACAACACCCATCAAGCGTGGCTGATTCCCCTGCGCATTAACCGAATAAATAGGCGAACCCTGAGGCACAGTGCTGTTATACGTATCTGGCATGGCTTGGTTAGCATAATAAATAGCCGCCGCCGCACTGAGCACCGCTATTGTCACCATCACAATGGTTACCGGCTCTTTTGGCTCTACGAATACCTCAAGAGTATTACCCTCTTTTAATACCACTATTGGCCAATGCTCAGGCTCAACTTCTAAACCATCTAGCAACATACTCATCAAAGGCACATCACGCTCGTAATACGCTGGCACGGATTCTTCTAGCCATTGCGTAATGGTTAAACCCGCTTCGCACTTGTTATCCTCAAATACTTCGGGGTCTATTTTGTTTGGGTAAACACGAATATTAACGGCCATTATTTATTACCCACTTCATTTATTAATTCAAAAAATTCAACACGGTTTGCCAAGCGCTTAAATACACGCAGCTTTAAAATGCACACGCCTTTTTTACTGCTGGTGTGCAGCACTTGATGATCATTAATACACACACCCACATGATGCATGGCACCCGTACTATGAAAGCAACAGGCCACCGCTCCGGCTTTTGGCTGGCACCGCTTAAACTGCACCACAGATTTTTCATAGCCCTGCGTTATTAAGCTTTGTGTATGGCGATCAATACCGGCAAAGCACTCAAGCAATGGGGCTTTAAACACGTCATGCAGCACATGACGCACCAAGCCCCAGCAATCAAGGCCCACAGAAATATCCCTGCCGCCATCGATGTATGGCACAGTAAGAAACTGTTCTAATTTCATAAGTTTACTTTGGCAGGATTAAAAGAATGGCTTAAAGATATTTAAGACCAGGGGCCAGCTCAGTGGTATAGCGCAGCTTGGGCCACGCTCGGTTTAGAAAGTCATGAAAGTCCGCCACAATCTGCACGCTTTTATAATCGGCGCTCATACTTGTTGCAGTCATAATTACCGGTGATTCAGCTGGTGATGATTTATCACTGTCTAAATACGGGCGATATTCCACACTGATTTTATCCCCCGCATCCAGTGCGACATTCAAATACATCATGGCTTCGCCGGTGACGTTATCCAATTGAAACTGGATGTCTTGATTGCCGCGGATGGATTTTTTAGGCAGGGACACATCAAACGCCATGGCGGTGAATTCAATATCGCCGCCATTATTTTCTAAACCCAGTGTTTCATTTTCAAAACCTTGCACCCAAAAAAAAGCGCCGTTCGGTAGTGAAGGCGCTCTTAATACTAAGGTGTGGTGAATGATTTGATCGGACGGGGCTGAGGCGTAGACGGTTTGCAGTACGCTAGACATAAAAAAACCTTAGTACTCATCTCTCTGTATATACTCAGCAATATTTGCCGCATAAGCAGCATTAATTACCACCTTGGTATTATCTGTAAGCAAACGGGCCAGAGCATCCGTTCTAAACACACTATTACTACCCAAATCACAATCCCTCATTGTCATGCTTGCCCCTGTACTTTCAAATCGCACCGAGGTTCCTGAGTAAAGCTCAACTCTTTCCATCACACACCTGTCAAATGATCTAATTTGAAAGGTTTCATTGCCAACAGGGACAACCAAATCATGTATATAAAGATTATTGATCTTCCCTCTTGCTACACCCACACCATCTTCAATTTGCTCGATGCTTCGGTAAATCGATGTATTAACACCGGAGTAATCTATTCGCTCAATTTCATCCGCTAACATCATGCGAATATCACTATTTTCAACACCAATCAATCGAGTTTTCGAGGGCTCTCCCAGTTGAGAGGTTAAATCTAAATCCAAATAAAGTGTCGCATGCCCAATGCAGTCTTTAAAAATAATACTATCGACATATACCCTATCAACCGGCACAACTTGATAATTCCCTGCATAACGAATTTTCACATCACGCTCAAAAGTAACGTCTTGAAACGAATACTTATAAGCCTTTGGGTCTGGACTCACATGCAGATAACTATAATCAGTTCCCTGATCATTATTAGACGATATACTGCCTCCTCGCACCGTCACCCGCCCTGCCAATTTAATACCTTTAATATGGCAGCCTGTTAAGTCCGAATCCCAGCTATTCGCATGCTGTGAAAACCCATAAGACCCGTTTGCAGAAACGCACGAAACATTACGCAACGAAGTACGATAACAAGGCTCATTGCCACCAGTATCAAACGCCACAATATCACCCTCGTAAGCACCACCACGCACACGAACACCTGTGGTACTCCTTAAAACACAGCCGTAATTTATACAGTCTCTTGTTCTGATTGAGGTTAAATCAACATCCACACAGCGCTGAATTGATAAACCCTCCTCTGCAGAAGCGACATTCACCCTTTGAATACTTACATCTGAGCAACCCTCAAGATAAATAAGATCAATGCCCGACTGCTTTACACCCATTACGCTAAAATCTTTCAGTACAACGCTTTTTGGCGAGTAGTAATACACACCCGTAGCCGTCAAATCTCCAAGCGTGGTTTTTAGTAAATCAAACGGTATTACGTCTTGGAGTGTTAACTGAGAGGTATTAAGAATATTGATTTTTGTATTTATACCCTTGTAATAATAACTGCGCTCATCATTAAAAAGATCGGTTGAGCGTATTGAAATCACCCCACCACTTTCCATAAACGCGACTGAATCTGGCGTAACATTTAGAATCAAATCCCCAGCCAATATATCTTGTGTAACCTCAACAAATAAAGATGGCCTATCCAACCTAATTAATCCGGTTGGGGCAAAAAAAGAACAGCCTCGCCCATAAAACTCTGATAATGAGGTTATTAATTCGGTGCAAGTATAAGACTCCCCAACATGACCAAACAACGGCAAACCCATCACTTCTGAATAACGAAACGCCTCAATTAGTCTTTTCGTGGCATCCATACCATCTAGAATACCAAACTGTCTCAGATTCAATGATGCACCTGGTAATAGTTTTAACTGCAAGCCGTTATCCATATCAATGACACTCCCAAAGCCACTCACCTCCCCTGTAACCACCAAATATTCGCCATTGCCACCATCAGACTTTTGGTAGTGACCACCCGCCGCCACCTTCTGGCCCAGCTCTAAATCCAGTTCGACCGCATTGTTAATTTGCCCTCCCATAGAAACAGGCATTACCGAGTCAACCGTCACCACAGTATCTCTAGATGACGGCAGCTCAGCACCTTTCCTTCCCACAGATCTATAAGCACCCTCCGCAATATCAGCATCCGTTAACCCCTGCAAAACCGTAAACAAGCCCGCATCAATATCCACTTGAATATCAATAAGGCTAGCCGTGTACGGAATCACCACTGGGTTATACGCAATACCGTTATGAATAAAATAGATTTTCTTTTCGGTATATTCTTGACCTGCCACCCACGCTTCTTCTTTAAAATGTGCAATGCGATCAATGGCCGCCTCAGCCTCTTGCTGAATCAAACCAAGAGGCTTTAAGTTACCTTTCTCACGTACAATTTCAGACGTATTAGACGGATCAATAAACTGCTGGGAAACATTCGCGCTATCATCAATAGCATCAACCGCCGTTGCAACTCGCTCACTAATTGTTGGCATTTTATAATTCCTCTTCTGCTAACAAGGCTGCCAGCTCTACATCTGATAATTGGTAATCGGTTAAGAACGCGGTATTTTCACCATCGATCACATAACGCTCTTTTACTTCTAGCAATAAACTGGTGGACCAAAGTTTTTGGCCTACAGGTTTCATTGGTTTATGCGGTGGCGTGAATTTCACAACATGATCCATAACCCCGTTAGAAACCTTTAATGGGAAAATAAAATAATCAGCACCATCATTAATCACATGATGAAACCAACCCTCAAACAAAGCGCCCTGCTCTGCGTTAAACAAAAAACTCACCGTGGCTTTACCATGTGCTTTTTTGAATCGACGGCGCGAACGCTTTTGACCGCTATCCATTTTGGTGGTTAACAGGTTTTCAGCTGGCGTGTAGTTGTAGCCTTTCAGTAATGGCAAACCTAAATTGGCAGGCCAGCGAACATAAGAAGCCATTTATCTGCCCTGCCTTTGCAATCCATAAGTGTTTTCTAACTGCTGAGAAGCAGCGCCACCCTCACGAATGTTTGCCACAAATACATCAATCATTTGCTCACCGTTTGCGCCTTGGGATTCGGCCACTTGGCCTGCGCGGCTATTGTCTTCAATGAGATTCACAACCACTCCCGCACCGCTTTTATTTGCGCCATTGGCCACATCAAAAAGGGCTTTTTGCTGGGACTGGTTTAGGATCATTTCGCCACTGTTCACAGCGGCCAAAACGTTATCGCCTGTGTAACTTGCACCAGGCACAATGCCGCCTTGCTCGAATGCACCGGCAATGGCTTGGCCTGCAATAATGCCCGCACTGGCATAACCTAGACCGCGCACTACGTTACCCGCTGCAATAGCACCAACACCCATTACAGGGGCTTCCCTTGCGGTGACTGCTGCGGCTGCTGTTTCTGCATTGGCAATGGTCATAACCACTTGCGCGGCTTTTTGAGTGGCAAACAAAGCCTTATAAATAGCGCTTTGCTTGGCACCGCCTTCTTCCATTAAAAGTAGGAATTCACCAGATGTTTGACTGTATGCACTGAGCACATCACGCTGACTGGCCTTTTCTGCCTGTGCGCGTTTTTTGGCTTGATCTGTTTGGATTTTTGTTAACTTTGCCTGATGGGCTTGCCATAGGTTTTCGGTTAACTGGTATTGCAAATCAGCATTGATTAGGCCGGTCATAAAGGCGTTATCAATCATTTCTTGGCGGCTTTGTGTCGCTGCCAATTCAATTTCGGCTCGGGTTGCCAATGCTTGGCGAACAGAATCCAAACCCGCTTGAGCTTGCTGGGCTGTGATACCTATGCCTGCAAACTCATGACCATTGGTTTGGGCTTGGGTTTCTTTGCTTACTTGCTCTTGGCGGTTTAGCTCGCTGCGCAGTGTGATTAACTGAGCCAGCAAGCCTTTTTGCTCTTTAAGTTCAGCATTACCGTTGCGCTTCATACGGCCCTTACTGCCTGCGCCTTTTTCACCCAACGCATCAATATTATTTTTTGTGCGCTCTATAGATTGATTCAGCGCATCCATATCCCCGCTTTGTGCACGGGCCAATAATAATTCTTCACGTACCTGTGCAATTTGATTAGCAATGTAATTGCGCTTGCCTTGAGCACCACGGCCACGCACTCCGGTTAAACGGGTTTCTAGCTCTGCCAACTTATTGCTTAAACCATCCACGCTTGGTTCTATGGATTCACCCAGTGAATTTAAACTGGCGGCCAAAGAATCAATCCAACCCTGAACGGTTTTTGCCGAGCCTGAGCTGGCTGCCCACTTGCGCTGCAATTCATCCCAACGCTGACCAAGGGTATCAACCGAGCCAGACAAGCCGCCCGCTTGCGCACGGCCACTGCCACCCACTTGATCTGCCAGCTTTTCTAAAATAAAACGCTGGGCTTCTGCACGCTGACCTGTGGCATCCATTTGCCGGATCATATCTTTTTCTGATTGGGTGAATGACACACCCGAACGCTTGAGCGCCGTTAAACCTTCAACTGGGCTTTCTAATGCTTTACCTAATTGCAGGGCTTTTTCTTTGGCCGTGCCACCAAATACGGCGGCCATGTCTTGGGCCAGCATGATGGCATCGGTAAAGGTTTCACCTTGCACGGCTTTAAACGAAAGCAGCACACCTTGCGCATCGTTGATTTCTTCGACACTTGCCAAGGTAGCAAGAGCCACTGCATTGGCATTGTCTTCTAATGCTTTTGAAGACAATCCCGCTGCGTAACCTGTGGTCTCAAGTAGCTGCTGGACCTTTAATTGCTGACGTTCGTAGTTGTCGAACTCTTTAACCGAGCTGGCTACAGCCAAGGCGCTGCCTGCCATGGCTGCGCCAAACAAGGCCATCTTGCCAGCGCTGGAATTCACCAAACTGTTAAGGGCTGAAAACCGACCCGAGACCCCATTAAGCGGGCCATTAATGGCGGTTAAACCCTTACTAACCCCACCCACACTGCGATTAAACGCATCATTGGCTGCCTTACCCTTAAATACGGCATTGGTATAGCTGGCACTGTCACCCTTAAGGCGCACGTTTAATTCAGTGGATCGACCCATTATTTTTTACTCGTCACACCGCGCAACACAGCCAGCATTTCTTCTGGAGATTGCTGAGGTTTGTTGTATTCAACCGTGGTCAAAAAGTCTTCAGGTTTGAAGCGAGACTTTGTTGAATTGATATTGGCCAGCAACGCGCATTGTTGCCCTATGCGCAGCTCTTCAACCATGGCCCCCCAGGGCTCAAGTTGAAAAAATTGTTCCCATTGCGCATATAGTTTGGCGGGCATATCAGCCAACATGGCATCCACATCCCATGTGCCTGTCATGGCCGCCAATCGAAAGGCAAAGCGCCGCGCGTGCTGGCCTGCTAGGGGTTTGTGTTTGCCCCACCTGTTTCATCTTCGTGTTGGATTTCTGGCCTTGGTGGGCGCAGCCACGGCATGGCGCTAAGCTCGTCAATAGCTTCAAGTGCTTGCTCAATTAAGCGGTCCGGCATATCGGCCACGGTATTTAAATGGTGTTTATTTAATGGGTCATATAAATACCATCCGCGCTTATTTACGGCGCACGATGCAATGACCAGCATTTTCATATATGCCCAACGCCGTGCACGATCCGTATCATCCACAATGGCCGATACCTCAACGGCTAGCTCACGCAGCTTTTCACGATCCGCTGCGCTTAATTCAAGCAACAGCCAAGGACCAATTTGCTTGCTTTTAGCAAAGCTATAAAACGATGCACGACCATTGAGCGTGACACCGATCAGACACAAAAAAGGCGCTAACAAGAGCGCCTTACATTTACTAAAAAAGAATTTCATTTAAGAAGCACTCTCTACTGGCTCACCGCTCCATTTAACCGTAATTGTACGGCGAAGCTTTTCACCCTTACCCATAGGTACACCAACTGATGTGATCAACGCATCACACGCCCAATTGACACCAATGTCAGAAGGAAACACAAAACGCAGTTTTTCTATTGTGCTGTTATGGAATGCATCAACCAATGCATCAACCTGAGCATTACCGCTTTTATAAGTAGCAGTAATCGTGGTTTCACCAGCGTCTTTCAAACCATAATCATAAGTACGGAAATCCGATTCTGCTGTACCGTATGGTGTATCTTCCACGGTATCAGCCGACATTTCTGTACCAGAAAGCTCAACAGCATCCGATACCTCTTCAAATTTGTCTGGCTCTGCACTATTTGTGTCAAAACGCTGCAACCCTACATGACGACCTAGGCTCATTATTTAATCCTCATCTTGATAATGAATAATAAAAGTTAACGCGATTGAGCCAGTAAAACTTTCTGGGTCGCGCTCAATTGAAAATCCGTTGCGGGTTAAGCCATCTAACAGACCACCCAAGGTTTCATCTTTTTCTAGTTCTGCATTCACTTGGTTCGCAAGCAAATCCAGTTTTGAATCTATGTTTTGTGAATCTTTATCCCAGCACTCAATAATCAGCAGGGACTCACTTTCATAACCCGCATCATGATCACCCGTGGTTTCACCCGCTTCGATGTAGGCCATGGCCAGTGGAAAATCACGTTCATCTACACTGGCTAAATTGTACGGTTCGCAACGGGTAAATATTGCGCTTATGGCAGCAACGGCGGCCTCTCGTATTTGCTTGCGTGTGGCCATTATTTAATCCGTTGTAATTTCTTTTCTATGCGCCATTTATATTCGTGCAATAAATAATCGGCTGCGTAGCGGCTCATGGCGTGACTGGCTTCGCGCTTAACTTGCCGTGTAATGTCTGGGCGAATATTCACCTCTTGCATTTTTAACTTGTAACGCTTTTGTGTCTTACGCTTGAACACATGGGTTTTACCAATTAAACCAATACCAGGGTTCTGGCGACCACGAACACTGCCCTTTGGGCTGCGTGTTGTCGTAGCAATAAAACCATCAGGCACTAAATACTTGCCCGCTTGCACACCACCAGGCACCACCTTCGGATTTAACTGAGACAATGGAATGCCAGTTGTACTTATCTTAATATTTGCCAGTTGGGTCTTGGCATTGGCATTCTTGATTTTCATTTTCTTTCTGAAGTGCTTTTGCGGCAATTGGGTTTTAGACGCTGTGGCCTTTGCTGTGCCAGACTTCACTTTTTTGGCGGTTTTATTAAGCGCCGCACTTTGCGCGCGTTTAACATCCACACCACCTAGCGCGTTTAAATATTTACGCTGCTTTGCTATTTCTAGTTTTAAATGGCGTTTATCAATGCCAAGCATGATGAACCCCTGTTTTATTTATCCAGTGTTAAGTGAATACGCTCACCAAAATAATCAGGGCGAACAACAGTATAAATTTCAGCGGCTATGGTTACCTGATCACCACGGCGCACATCTTTTAAATCAATGGCTCTACCATCAAACACATACACTTTGGCATCCACACCAAAGCCCGAATCCGAATGGCTTAAATGCCCCTCCACGGTCTGGCCCATTATTAAGGCTTGAGTTTTAAAATCGTCATAAAACACAGCGGCTAGATCGTTAGCCAGATCATCTTGGAAGGACATTTAATTTCTCCAAAGCCTAGCCTTTAGCTAGCTTTTCCATTTCTTCATCCACACCGTCACGCTTTGGCAGCTCAGTGTTTGTTTTGGTTTTTTGATCAAGGCAAATTTCAACCTTGGACGCCGCTTCAAGCTGCAAAGCAAAGCGCTTTTCCAGCTTGATCACTTTATCTTCCACCTTGCCTTTTTCATCCGCTTTAGCTGGCAGCACTGGCTTGCCGTTATAGCGAAAACCACGGGTAATTTTTACAACTACATGTTCCTTAGCCATGGGCTAATTCCTCACATTTAAAATATTTAGACACAAAAAAAGCAGGCGCATGGCCTGCTTTGTTAAACCTTAATCAATCAATTAAGGGGTATTGCCATAGCTAAACGCAGCCTCATGGCGAATGGCTGTATCGGCATCTTGGAATACACGCAACACCGTGCCACCAGAAGCCGCCTTGGTTGATTTATCAATGCTTAAATCAACCGTACCCCATAGGCCATACATAAGGTTACTGAAGTCACCAAACAATAAATCGTTTGCTGGCACACCGTTATGACGGGTGATTGGATAACCATTGCACTGGCCGTTTTCTGCTAAGAATTCAGCGGTGCCTGCTGCTTTGACCGTGGTTTTCATTTTGCCGATCATTGAGGCACGCGCTAAATAATGCAGCATTTCGCCTGTGTAATTTGACTCACCTACATCAGATTCAAATTCAACAACCTTGGCCCAATCAATGCCACCTGTCATATCAACCGCGCCTACACCAGCGGCTGCCAGAATGGTGGCTAAACCTTCAGCATCCATGGCTGAAGCCAAGCCGGTTAACAGATCACCACGTACCAGGCTTTCAATGCCACCGCCGGTTTGCATCATCATGCGGCGAGTGATCGCAACCGAACCCGCTACCGTGCGAGGTGTCATTTGCACTGTGGCCAGCGCCAAATCACTATCAGTTACGTCTTCGTCTTCGTTTAACCAATAGAACGTGGCCGATCCTGTTTGCTTAGGGATATCCACATTGCCTTGCAAGCCCGTTAAGAATCGCGCGCCCATACCACCTAACACAGCGTTTTGACGTAAGGCTTCAATGAACTCACCGCCCATTAAATCAGTGGGCACCATTTCTTGGCCTTTGCCTGCAACACCGGTATTCATGGAACGCATACCGTGGCCCAGTACTTCATGGGGAACAAAGATACCGTGAGCATCTTTGTCTGCACGTTCGGCCATGGCGTTTGAAATTTCATATTCAAGTGGCGCGTACTTTTTAAGATTGCCATTTGATAAACCGCGCACCACATTCATTAATGAATAATCGCGCAATTCTTTTTCAGGCAGATCAAGGTGCAATGCCGTGGACATATCTTTGTTGTCTTTACCGGCTGAGCGTTTTGTTTGTAGCTGCTTTAGCAATGCGCCTTTGAATTCTTCATGTGAGCGCTCTAATGCTATGTATTCATTGCCCAGTTCAGCAGCACCGTATTCAGCAGCGGTTTTTGCAATTTCAGCTGCGTCTGAACGCGCTTCAGATACAACTTGTACGTGTGGCGCTGGTTTAGCTGCTGGTGCTTTTTCAGCAGCACGCTGGCCTTCTACTGGTAGCTCGTTTGTTTCTTCATTGGTATCCATAGCGGACATTCCTCGTTTAATAATGACAGGGTTAAGGGTTTTATTGGGTGCAGCTTCTTGGGACTGATGCTCAGCTGAGCGCCCAGACCCAACTGAGGGGTCCGCTGCAATGGATACAGAGCTGACTTCTGTCGGCTCCCACTTGGTAGCACGGTAATATTCCGTATCACCTTCCTGACGTTCCAGAACCATTTCATGAATCCGGTAACCAACAGAAACTTGTGTGCGAATACCATCCGCAAAATCTTGTAGCAGCTCTTCACCTAGCTCACTGCGACTGAATTTAACAATGCAATAACAGCGCGAATCAGAACCCAGCCATGCTTTAACAACCGCACCGCGCTGATCGTATGGGTTGTGCATATTCAAAAATGCACCGCCGTTATTTAGACGGGTTAAATCCACTTCATCGGCTTTATGACCTAACACTTCTACGCCATACCAGCGTGATACTTCATATTCTGAAGAGAATGAAAACTCAGCAGTACGATCTTCAACGTTGACAGACTCAACATTGACCGTGGCCTCGCGCTGCTGAACATCAAGGCCGTCACGCTGTATTTGCTCTAAAATATTTTTAGGCATTTAACTTTCCTTTAGGCATAAAAAAAGCCGCTATTGAGCGGCTTCTTTATCTGTTGTTGTCGGGGGCGTATCGGTCAACCCGTTTAATTTATTGGCCCGCTCCATGATGGGCTCCATGGCATCCAAGTAGCGGGTCCAGCTTTCAACGGTTTCGTCTAAATCCAAACCCTTATCATTAAGCATTTGTATGGGGTCACCATTAAAATTCTTTTTGGCCTCGCCTGCTGCCTGCTCGTCTTTTAATGGATCAACCCATTGCCAACGACGACCCTGAAAATAAGGCTGACATAAGTGGGTTTTATCAGATGCACTTAAACCCTTGATCGCCCCTTTCAATAAAGCAATGGAAAGCCAACGTGAATAAATATCTTCACAGACCTCTTCAATCGTCCAGCGCTGCTTACGTTTCCAGTGATCTCGATCTTCAAGCACACCTTGGCGTAAAGTAGAAAAACTTACCCCTTCAGCATCGTTACCCAGCACATTATAATTCACATCCATGGCCGAACTGGCTGATCGTAAATTGGCTTTTTGAAATTCAGGCAATGCGGTATTTGAAGTACTGAAATTGGTTTCTCGTACTTTGTAACCTTGCGGGGCCACACTAGAAAACCCTTCACGCTCTTCTAATACTTCACCCTCGTCTTCATAGTCTTCACTAACTTCTTGCTCAGGGTCACGCTCATAAATAAGCATGTTTTCAGATGCCCGCCGAGCTTGCACCTGAGCCGATCCGCGATACTCATTAATATGATGCAAATCCAACAAAGCCGCATGAGCCCATGGCACACCACGGGTTTGACCAGGGCGCCAAACTGGGAATGCCAAGGTGATTTCATCCGCAGGGATTCGCATATATTTACGGCCATTGTAAGACCACACCGAATCACCAGGGTGACTGGTTAACAAGTGATACGCGATGGGCCGCCCAAAGCCATCTTGCTCCACGCTCATTTTTATTTGGTTACCATTTTTTAAAACGGTATTGAGTGTGGTATCAAGATAATCTGATTCAATGATTTGAACCGAATAGCCATACTTATTATTTGAATCGTAGATATGCCGAATAATTACATCGCCATCTTGCGAAACCGTTTTGACAATCAACTCTTCAAGGGCTGCGCGGCTTAGCTTACCGCTGATTTCACAACTGCCTTTTTTGCTCCATTCTTTATATGCCGCTTCGATAATCTTGTTTGTTTTTTTATCAAACGAACCATCAGCAAACTTAACGCGGCTTTGAAATTTAAACCCCGTTTCACCCACGATATGAGTTTGCACTTGGCCCAGATAACGTTTCATATAACCGTTATCTTCACCGGCCTTACGACTGGCGGCCCGCAAGCCTTCTAGGTCACGGCGCAATGATTCATCTGGTGACAATGTTCCGCCATCAAACAAGGTTGAAGCCACATCGTTTTTTTGTGCAGCAGCATAACGTACATGATCACGATGATTACGATGGCGCCTTTGTTTTGTTTCTGCTTTCGTTTCACCTGAAACGTTACGCTTAAACGGATTGCTAAATTTCATTTAAGACGCACCTTTTTACCTGTGAAACGTTTCACCTCACCGCGACCGGCTTTTTCTTCGTGAACTTTCCATGCGTATTGTTTGCGCAGTTTGTTTAGGTCCATGATGGGGATACGGGTTAACGCACGGCCATCAATGGAGTAGTTTTCATGATCGGATAACACACGGCTTTCCATGCGCTTTTCAATGGCCGCCAATACTTTTTCAGCATGACTTAACTGATCCACTGGCCCGTCAATGTCCAGCGGGTTTTCTTCAATGTAGACATAGCCACGATCAACCAATACACGCTCAGCACTTTGCTCACGCATCAGCATCCAAGCGTACTTGCCTGCTTGCCAATCAGCGCAATCAACACTGGACAAGATGACAGATAACAAACCCGCATCAGCCGTGCATGGAATCTCTTTATTGGCTGGGCCAATCAATACATATTTAAACGTCCATAAGCCAAAAGCGTATTCGTCTTCACGGGTCCACTCTTGCAGCGTGCCTGCGGTAAACTTTTTTGGCTCAGACATTTATTAATACTCAATGTTTTTTCCGGCGAGACTTACCACCAGAACGTTTTAGTTTTTTCTTGGGCTGATCCGTTTCTTCTGAAACGTTTCCAGAAACGGCGAACAAATCGGTTTGATTTATTTTTTCTTCTAAGGCATCCCATTGGCGCGGGGTCATTAAATGAATGCGCCTTGCTCTGGAAGCATGAAGTGCATACACCTCACAATCCCACGCCTCAATGGCTCGCCCTGCTTTTTGCTGCCAAACCTTACGGCCTTTGATTGACCTATGAGGGGCTTTTACTTCACCCGTCATTTGATCGTAATAGTCTAGGCGCACATCTTTATAATAATGAAAGCGCCCTGAGCCTATGCCCTGCAATTTTAAACGTGATGCAATTAAGTCTTTGGCTTTATTGGTGCCAACAATGAAAACCTTTAAACCGTGTTTATCCGCTTTGGATTGTTTTTTAGGGTTTACGTGGTCCACGCCTTTAGCTTTTGGCGTGACAAATATTTCAGGATCGGTTTGCGCGCTGGAACCTTTAATGGCCATGGTTAATACCCGAGGGTATTTTTTACTCATGCGCCTTACAAAGTGATAGGCCGCATCATTGGTATTACCATCAGAGGTATCAATGCTGACCGCCGAAGCGTATACGTCATTACCTGACTCATGTTTGATGGCACCGTAAACAATGCTTTCTAATTCACTCCAAACGGGATCACTCTTATCTGAGCAACCCACGCTTGCGCTGATTTCTTTCCAAAGCACTAGCCAGCTTTCTTCACCTCGCCCATGGGCGCGAATGATAATGGCCAGTCGATCATGTTGAATATCAACGCCTACCGTGAGCAGCAAACCTGCTTTTGGTACGATCAATTCTTGATAGTCTAAGGCTTTTTCTTTGAGTTCTTCAGCACTGGCGTTGTCGTCTTGGTATTCATACGGACGGCCAAGCTTTGAATTTACAAATACAACCTTATCGGTTTCATCACCGCTGCCAGCTTTGTGCTCAGCCGCTAAATAATCGCGTACTAATTCAACAACACCGGCACCAGGCAAACAGCTGTACAGCTCACTTAATTCTTTAAAGCCTGCGGCACCGTGAAATTCAGCCGTAGCCACCCAACCACAATTAGGATCGCCCGCTTCAATGGCTTGATTTACGGTGTCACGTATATTTTTTTTACGCTGATAATCATCCCAACCAGAACCACAATGAGGACAAACATAAACGGCGGTATCGGGTAGCGAGAAACCATAGATTTCATGCTCAACCTGATCGGACTGCAACCAACTAACGTTGTCCCAATCCAGAACATGAACATCACCACAATCATGGCAATGAATTGGTAACACTCGCTGATCGGATTTAAGTATGTGCTCTTCAACTTTTGACAGTCCTTTAACTGAAGGCGTACCACCTAAAACACGCTTTGAATTTCTAATTCGTTTGGTACGCTCCCACAAAAGCGCAATACTGTTACCCTGATCTTTCAGGTTACTGGTGGCATCGTCTGGCTCCTCTACAATTACCAGCTTGGCAGGGGTCGATTTAACCGAGCTTATGGACTTAGAGCCCACCAGTTTTAAAAAGCCACTGGGGAATTTTTTAAACAATGCGCGGTTATCTTTGCTGCGCGTCTTTGAAACATCTATTAAACGGCTTAAGCGCGGCGTGGATCGTATGCTTGGCTCAAACTTTTCATCGTTAAATTCTCGCGCTGCATCCTCTTTAGGAAACATCACCACCATGGCGCAAGGCTCTGTGTCTATTTTTTTACCAAGCAGTGCCACAAGGCCAAAAGTCCAACCCACTTGGGCGGCCTTCATGGTATAAATCTCACCAACATTTGGATCATCAAACGCGGCAAATATGCCAAATAAATATGGGGCATATTGCAGATCATAAGGACCAGGCTTATCGGCACCTTCAGCGGGTAATCTAAAATGGGTTTGTGCCCAATCAGCAATAGGCTCAGGCGACTGAGGCTCAAGATTCGACGCTATCAGCTCCGATACGTTCTGCAAATTCACGCACATCTGTTGCACAGTGTCCGAGGGCAGTTCGTAATGGTTTAAGGATAAGGTCATCTTCCAACTCTAATTTGTGCAGGCTGATTAACTCTTCAATGATTTCATCACCTGCCGTCATAACATGGCCACGAATTTGGCCTGCCATCTCACTGGCCAGCATAGCGGTATCATCTTTATCTAAAAGCGTACCGGCATCCTTCAAACGCTGCTGGCGTTTAGCAGCTGTGTTTTCCAATGTCTCTTCGATTCGAGCACGGGTTAAAACTTGCTGTGAATCACCACCGCGACCTGCGGCTTCTTCACGTAAATGTTTGGTGTATTGAATCAACCAATCGTGATAAGTGCCGCCTGAATGCAGCACCCCTTTTTTATACTGTTTACTGATGGTTTGCTGACTCACATCCAACAACTCAGCAAAGCCGGTTTGAGTCGCCTGATCTGTCAAAACAAAATCAGACATAGCAAACCTCAAAAGCTAATAAAACAAAGACCACTACAACCCCCTATAGGAAACAATCTGTGGCCAAAACCCGCGCCTTCCGTCCGCGTATACTACGAACCCCCAGAAGGACCCGTAAAATTCTAGCGTAGGTTGTAGCTGACAATGGAACTTGCCACGGCCAATACAAAAGTGAAGCCTGCCCATAGAACATTACTATTCGATTTAGTTTTAGAATCAGTCTTACCAAATTCTATTTCAATTACTCGCACCCGATCTTCAAGCCCAGACAAACGATTGAACGCACGCTTGGTTTCTTCTGTTTGATTACGTTGACGCTCTTCAATTACAAGAATGCGATCTAACTTATTCTCGATACTGCTTAGCGTATGATCAAGACGATCCATTCTCGCTTCAACTGTTCCGCTCATAAGATCTTCTTACTTATTGTTTTAGATATTTGACGATCACAGAACCACCAACTAATAACAGTGGCCGTCATAGCCACTACTGCACGAGCAATTAAACTTTGCACATCATCAACAGAATGGAAGTAGATGCCCGTGGTTAAGAACACCAGGGCAAAGGTAAGCGTGGGACGGGTAATCTTATTAAGGAACTCAGCGATCACCAGCAGCTTATTGTCACCTGTGTATGAGCCTTGGCTTTTGTATGATTCACTTAACGCTGCATACTCGGCCACACCCGTATCACGATCAGCTTCAATACTTAATTGATCATTCTTATACTTAGCCTCAGCGGCTATTTGCTGCATCACGTACTTATGATCTAACTCAGATTGCTTAAGTGTGACCTTAGCTACATCCATTGCCTGAGCATGATCCTGTTTGGCTTTGAAGTAGCCAGTGACGTTTGATACCAGTGAGCCAGCAATACCCGTTAAACCACCACTTAAAAGCGCTTCTAACATTACTCACCCACTATGGTTAGCATGAAAGGCTGTTTGCCCATCACACGATTAAACTTATTGATTGCCAATCGACTGGCCAGCACCGCCTTTTGCCCAGCTAAGCGCCCTTTGCGCATACCTAAGCCAATGCAACCATGTAAGTTGCAGCGATAACCTTGTTTAGAGTCACCCGCCCAATTAGCCGCATGAATCAATATAAACGAGCGTCTAGCCACACCCGTTATTAAGTAGCAAAAGCCAAAGCGCGGGCTCTTATGCCAAACACATTTATACGTGCCAGCAGGAACTCTTGAATAGTTCGCCTGATTATTGCGATCCGGCAATTCAATGGAATAACAAAACTTTTTATAATCAATGTACAGCGCGCCTAATGTGCCTTGGTCATTTCCAATATCACGAACCAGCACTGCACTATTCATTTTCCGCATCCATAAAAAAGGCCCCTAGGAAAACCTAGAGGCCAGTCGGGAACCACTCCGAGACAACACCAAGTAAGTGCCTTAAACACAACTATGAGATGTTGACGTGGACTATAGCACCCTGTGCCACGCTTCTTTTTGAACCCGCACTTTGTTATCCTGTGGAAAACTCACGAAACCCGTATACTGTAAAGGTTTGCGATGTAGTGATAACAAGAAAAAGCACTACAAACTATAAATTGTGGATAAAATGAAATTCGACCAACCCCTTCAGCTCACACACAGCCATACCTTCAAGACAGCTGATTCTCTTGAAAAATTTCTAATACGAGAAACCACTTTCTGGAAAGAGATTAACACTGCTGAGACTTATCCGGGGTCGCCATTTCAAGCATATTCAATCCTAAGCACCGCCCTGAGTTATATTTCGCGTCTAATAGCAAGCAATAAAGATGATCCTGAAGAATTCAACAAACGATTCTTTGATCAAATCGTACGACGCGACACTACTAATCTAATTAATTTCACGCGATTGTATTTCATTAGCCGATCAACACCTTTAGCAAAAAAGATCCTCCAAATAACAAAAGACCACGACCTTGCAACAGCATTTCATTTCTGGTCATCCTCTAGAAATGATTATTTCAAACCACAGACATTCAATGCAGAGTCATTTCTAGGTAATTTATTAGCATATGAGTTCCGCTTTCAAAAATCAGACATAACCAAAAGAAGACAAAGCGAAGAAGAGTCGATAGATGACATCATTGAAAAAACAGATGAACTAGTTACAGCAACCAATGACCAAACAGAGACTTTAAGAGCTGACACAGAAAACGAGTTAAATTCAATAACTGAAAAATTCACCGCCACACAAAACTGCGCTGATACATTACTTAAGAACCAGATCAGACAGCACGATGAAATATTTACAGGTCAATTGCAGGAGTGGTCAAAAGAGAAAGACCGCCTTGAAGCTCTATACAAAGAAGACCTACGACTTAAGGCCCCAGCAGAGTACTGGAAAAACCTCGCCAAAGAACATAATTTAAAAGCTCTCTATAGCGCTATTATCTCCGGCATTATCATCGCAATAACATTAATATTTTTAAGTACATTCTTTATTACATGGCTCAGCGGTGAGCAGCATGAGTTAGACCTAGGAAGCTTAAAAGGAGCCTTTATATTTGCAACCATTGTTGCCATATTAGGATTTACACTCAAAGCATTATCCAAATTTATCTTTAGCTCACTCCACCTAGCCCAAGACGCAAGAGAAAGGGAACAGCTAACCCACTTCTATCTCGCGCTATGCAATGAAACCGAACTAAAGGAAAAGGATCGCGAGCTTGTTTTAACCTCTCTATTTAGTAGAAGCGAGTCTGGCCTACTTCACAATGAAAACGGCCCCACACTACCTATAAACGATTTAACAAGGTCGTTTAGGACCTCACAGTAATTAAAATCAACCCATGAGCCATATCCAAGCGACGATACAAAGTGCGCTTGGATATTTCCAGCGCTTTAAGCTTTTGATCTAAGGTGCTGGCATCGTTCATATAAAACTCTAAAACAATATTCTTTAAAGCGTCTGGCAGAGTCTGTACGGCCTTTTCTGTTTCTTCGATGGTAATGCTGAAAGGTATTCTGTAATCGTGGGCAGACTGGCCGCCTGATTCGCTGGCAAGGTTTCCCAGTACCGAGCAATACCCTGACATAGTTAAACCGCCTTTTACGGCCTCAGACCAGTTTAAAAGTCTTTGATGAATCACTTCATTCATGTCGTAGTTCCCTTTTTTGTCTGTCGTACCGCATCGTAGGAGTTTGTTTAAACCTATACGATGCTTTTAATCAGTTATATCAATGGTTTATTTGATTTGTCGTAGGGGTCGTATAGGTCGTGTAGGTTTTAAGTTCGCGTAAGAAGAAAATAAGCCTACTGGTAAAATATAAATTTACGCACCCGTGCGTGCGCGCAAACCTATGCAACCCCTACGACAAACCCATACATGCCTTTAAGCACGGGGCTTTTCGTATCGTAGGGGTATGCAATAACCTATACATTCAACCCTACGAGCCCTACGACAATCATTCAGATTCAACAATGTATGACGACATAGCAAGCTTAAACTTCATCACTTGCGCACCAAGCCATACCTTTTTGATAACCTTACTACCGTCTTCATTTAAACTGGGAACAGACTCAGTTAAATATACCGTACCTTGCTTCTGATCTGAACCATTCATATAGTTTTGTTTGGCCTGTCGTGCAAATACACGGCGCTCTATCAGCTTTGGAAACTTTTGGTTATCCATCACCTTACCAATGCCATTTAGCTTGCACCAATGACGATACACTTCCCACAAGTCCGACGTTAGACAACTGCAATAAGGCACCTCTAATAAATCTTTTTGCCACTGCACATAAAACGAATCCCAAGTGGGCCTGCCAAAATCAATCAGCCATTCTTTGGCTTCAGTCATGGGCGGTTTAGTGCGTTCTTCAAAGTTAGATGTATCTACTTTTAGCAACCAATTTAAAAACTTTGCTGCACCACCATTTTTTATTTCTCGGCCTACATTTGCTTGCAATTCTGGGTCAAGCTTCCAGTTTGGCCAAATCACTAAAAAACGACGATCTGACTGCTCAATTGGAAACGGCAACAACTCATTTGATAAAAAAATACAGTTCATGTGATTTGATTCTTCCCAACCACTCATAAACTTCTTTTCAATGCGCTGCTTTTCGCCGGTGATCATTTGTTTAATGGTCCCCATGTGGGAATACTTTTGATCACGACTGAAAATTTCTTCAAACAAACCATAAAGCAAATTACTGGACCAATCCGTATATTGGCTTTCCATTTGGGTCTGGCCAAGCGTAGCACCATACTCACCAAATATTGGCCGCATCACCCCGTCAAACAATAATGACTTACCCGATCCTTGCACATCAGAATGCATCAATACTGCTGTATGCATTTTAGCGCCCACATGTTGCAACGGAAACGCCAACCACCTTGCCAACCAACTCCACACTTCGTCATCTTTGTTGCACAGTAAATACATCATTTGCCGAATATTACGACAACCATCATCGTCATCATCAGGCTCTAAGGGCAGTCCTTCAAACATAT